AGCTGAGTCGCCGCGGACGCCGCGGGTGTTCCGGAGTAGCATGTCGATCCAGGGTCGTAAAAAGGGGACATACGACGATTCCTGCAAGTAACATTCCGCGACACCACGGATGTGTGCTAGTGTGTCACGCGGGTTAGACAGCGTGACAGACATCTTGCAGAACGCACGGCCGGGCATTGGCCCCCAGACGCGGCGGGACGACGTTGGCCAATAACGGCCGGAACAAAAAGTGACGAAGTTGAGGTCGGTGTGGAATTTTGGTTCAAGACTAAACCCCAGACGTCGAGCAAGAGGGACAAACAGGTCGCGTTGCACAGCGGACCAGTCACCCATCTTGTTGACAGAGTCATCACCCCGAATCTTAGCTCGGACGCGGGCGTCACGGGCGTAGCGTGCGGTGGGCAGAGTCGAACACTCGCGGCCGGCATGCGGGACTCGACAATTGAATCCCCAAGCACGGCAGGCCGAGTACAGCACCATCAACCCCTTGAGGATGCTGTTCTCAATGCTGGTGCGGCAATCGCCACTCGCTCTAGTGGCGCGGACGAGGTAGGCAACGAAGCGCCCATAACCGCGCTTGGTGCCATCAACACGCTTGAACGCGCGTTGCACATATCGCGGCACACCAAACCGAGCCCTGATCCGGGTCAACAGGTGGAGTGCCTTCATGTGCACATGCACGTCATAGCGGTTCTCGTCGCCCTCGACGACCAATTCACCATCATTCCTATCACTCTCAAGCCAGTCACCCAACTCCTCAGCCGTTGCATGGCAAGGGTAGTAGATGACGTGGTCGGCATTCCAGATCTTAGCGATTCGCTCAGAAAACGCTACCTCCCAGGGCCCAGTGAGGCATTGGAATTCGTCACTGAACCCTTGGATCCAGCGCGGGTCGAAGTCTTCAAACTCGCCCTGCGCCGACCGAAGGAGTGTCTCGCGTTTTGGGAATCCTTTGATCACGTAGATCGCCGGCTTGTCAAGGATGGAAGGGTCAGCTTGCATGCGTGCTTCCGCGGCGCGCAAGCGGTTCGCTTTGGCGGTGGGGAACCGGCTAACCCACTGTTCAAACGGCATCGGTTTGACAGCTTTGGTGTTTGGAAAGATGTCGTCGAAGTTGTCGAACACCCAGTGTTCAAAAAC